AACCATCTCGACCATAGGTCGATAGGCAACCGTCGGAGCCGGAGCGATACCAGAAACGGAAGAATTGCTTACCGTTTCCATCTTCGGGGTCTCAATCCGAAGCCGAAGCTTCAGATTGCGAGTGGCAGACTTAGCCTCTCCTTGGGGGCGCTCCAGCTTCAAAATCAGCTTGTTAAAGCCGATGTAGATGCCAGCAGCGCGATCCTCGAATTGAGCTTCGTCTGCAATAGCCTTCGCGGGAGCGAAGGTGTGGGCGACCGGAGTGCCCTGACCGTCATTGATAACGACGTTAGCGATTTGAGCCAATTTGGTTCAACCTGATGTTACAATTCGGTCCGTCAACGTATAAACGCCGACAAAACCATCAATCCCCTTTATCGGGGAGGACCACTCTGGGCTTTCTTGATGGAGTCCAATAGATACTGACACCTATTGAGGGTTTCAGTAATACGATCGAGCATGACGTCAGTCGACCTGGTCGGGATATTAGTCCCGGGAGGATCAGTCTTTCGTCTAGCAACGAGCGTAGTCCGTTTAATCGGATCAATAGGGTTTTCCATCGCCAAAGCTCCTGAGTGGAATGGGGTTGGTCACGCGTCACTAAGCTGCCTGATGAGGGCGCACATAGTGACAAGCTTAGACAGATCAAGTCCGTCAAGCGAAGGTCGGAGCGCGCCCAACGGAGAAGGTGACCACCTTTCCGGAATGCGTACGTAGTCCCTCATTTTAAATGAGTTACAACGTTCACCATGACGACCAGGGCCTAAACCCTGGTACATCATACCCGTAACCTCAGTAGCCATACTGTACCCAACGTCGAGAAGCGTAAGCCCCTCGAACGCACAGGTACTCTGAATGTAGTTTCCTACATTCATAAAGTAATCGGCTACAAAGGAGAACGGGGTGAGCTCCCAAGCGATAGAAAGTGGGTTGGTTAATCCCGCTTCTGCCGCAGCGCGAAGAGTCGAATTCTCGACTCGCAGTCTGGCCCATGCTTTCGCAGTCCAGGCTGTATTGACAGTCGCGCGTCGCTGTCTTTCCCACCCAGCATTGTTGCTATAAGTAGGATTATCCGTTTTACGCTCGTCGAAACGAGCTTCAACGTAATAACCCTTCTTCTGCCGATTTATCTCTTGCCTAGCAAGAAATTCAGCGGCATTTTTAGCATCAAGCAGGGTAGGTACTATCCCGAATTTCACCCCAAGCCACGTAGTGGCGGGGAGTCGGGTAGCGCCGGAGGTTGCTGCGTGAGGGTCAATCCCGAGCAAGCGACCGACTTTGATGAGGTTCCCGTCACGGAAAGCCGAAACCACTTTCGCGGTTTTGGTGGCTAATCCAGTGATAAGGTCAATAGTCTTCTGAGCTTCAGCGATGGTAACACCAGCGTTGAAGTCATTCTGACCGACCTTAGATGTGAGGCGATACCATGCAGCATCCATATGCTGCACTGGGAAAGCTTCACTTTCGGGATACCCTACAATCATGGAAACTCCCTCCGTAGAGAGAGGATTTCCGTCGTTGTTGAGATAGGACTGCTCAACAAAGACACCACGAGCTTCACGGATTGTGTCCG